AAGAGCGCGAGATTATGCGTTCTATCATCGACAAAGCAGAAGCTGAGAACGATGGTCTGTATGATACGAGATCTGAGATGTCTGCCGAGGTTCGAGCATTCGAGGTAGAGGTTGGTCCAATCAAATATATTGCGGATCTGCTTTATGATGATGGCAGGCAAAACTTGGAAGAAGCAGTTCGGTTTGTAATCATTATGCTTGTACTGGTATTCGACCCTCTCGCTATCCTACTCGTTATCGCGGCAAATATGCAGTTGAATATGGCTACAGGTAAACGCATCGAGTTTATGTCTCTGGATGAAACTGCAACCGAAACACCCATGGAAGAGTTTGTAGAAGACTTGGATGATGTGCCCGAAGAAACGGTAGAAGACAAACCTATAGAAACTGACGAAGCATTTGAAGATGCCATGGATAAAATCAGTGCTGGTGAAAGTCTAAACCCCGTTGACAGAAAATCTATCAAGTCTAATCTACAATGGTTGATTGATAAAAAAGGAAAATGATGATGTGGAAGTATGAAGATATTGATCAGATCAATATCGAAATATCTAGTTTATGTAATTCAATATGCGCTTGGTGTCCTCGTTACGAGAATATGTCAACAGTAGTCAACAAACAACTAGAACCTCAGTACATAACGATTGACCAATTCAAACAATGGTTCCCACCAGAATTAATATCTCGCGTAAAACACTGGACATACTCTGGTGATTATGGTGATGCAGGAACAAATCCAGACCTCCCCGAAATCTTCAGATATACCTTCGAACATAACCCAGAAGCTAGTGTTCAAGTCAATACCAATGGAGGAATGAAGACCCCCAAATTCTGGAAAGAATTAGGTGAAATATTCTCAGAGAAAGAACAGAGAAAGATGATATTCTCGATAGATGGTCTTGAGGATACCAATCATTTGTATCGTCGCAACGTGAAATGGCAAAAAGTCATGGATAATGTTACTGCTTATTTGGCTTCTGGTGGCACGGCACATTGGGACTTCCTGATGTTTAAACATAATGAACACCAAGTTGATGAGATAATTGCGCTTGCTGAAACAATGGGATTCGTGGATGTCCGCGTAAAATATCCTAAAGGGTTTGAGCGAGGTAATATGAAAGTTCGCGATAAAGATTTCAATGTAATTTATGAACTTGAACCTGCAAATGGCGAAATTCAGGATGGATATCCTGAGTTGGGTGGAAAGAAAGCTGAAGATGTGCCATATGAGATTATTCAAAAAGACGTTGAATCTTATCATAGTGAGACTGAAGGTGATATTGAATGTTTTTCGATGCGGTCTGGAACAGAGATAAGGGTAACATCATGGGGTGTTGTTTATCCTTGTTGTCACTTTGGTCACCTATCATTACACCCCAGAGAAATTTCTCAAGTCCCCAAAGCGCAAATGCTTGATATATTTAAAGACAAAAGGATCTCATTGAAGGAAAGGTCTTTGAAAGAAATTTTGGATGACGACCCATTCAATTGGATTTACAATAGTTGGGAAAAGAAATCTTGTGTGACTTGTTGGGGAAATTGTGGAGTATCAAAAGATAAACAATCTACAATGCAACAAATATATCAGAAAGAAGGTAAGATTCATGGCACAACCTAAAGCACTTATTGTTGGTGGTGGATCTAAATTTGGTGAAGCACTGGCTGAACTGGCATCTTCTGATTACGAGGTTCATGTAATTACTGGCAGTGATAGTGATGCTGAAAAAGTCATCAAGGTGGAGTGGCATAGTTGCACGTTAGATGATATACTTCCCCACATCGATCAAGATTATGACTTGATTTTGTTCAATCAAAATGGTGCTGGTGGTCCAAATGAAGGTGCGTTTGATGACTTCATTCATCCGATCGAACATTGGAATCAAGCAAACTTCACAGATGTTCAGTTACCTTATTACATACTCAGACATATCAATCCCAAAACATCTATGAAGGTTTGTTGGATGTTGACACCATCAGCATGTGACATTCGGTTGAGAAAGTTTACACCTCAATGGGGTGGTTATTGTAGCGCAAAGGCGAGCAACTTTCACCTGATGTATACATTCGCAAATAGGTGCGAGGGAAATTATTATGGTTTGATCCCGACACATTTTGGTGAAGGAGGTATTGACTTATTCTCATTAATGATGTATAATGTTATTCGTAGCTTGGAGCCAGAGCAATCTGGTAAATTGATAAATGAACACGGTGAAACTTTTGGAGATTAATATGACTGATATTGTGAATGAACTATCCAACCGAGTGGTTGAAATTACCTTTGACAAACTAGACGGCACAGAGCGTGTGATGAATTGCACGTTGCAGGAAAGTGTTGTCCCCGAAACCAAGGGCGGTACATCTAAAGCATCGGAGAGCCACCTAGTGGTATTTGATGTCGACAAGACTGCGTGGCGCACGATTATCGTAGATCGTATCAAGAAGGTCGCATGAAGAAAGATAGATTCGACCTAGAAACTGAAATTATGGCTGCTTGGGGTACTGTGGAAGACATTGATTTGATCTTCCACAATACTGACAATCTAAATTTATCAGCAAAGGATTGTGACAACCTACAAAATCAACTTCTAGGTCTGCGCTCTATTGCTGAACTTCGGTTCCAAAAGCTGTTTAAGACTTTTGAGTATATGGTAAATAGCGGTCAATTCACTAGAGATATGGTGAATATTGCTCCCAGCGGTGAACTGCCGATATGGGTTAAAGAAGAAGATGCAAGATAATGCTTGACATTCTGGATACTCTGATATATACTTAGTGTATTACTAAAGGAGTCCATTATGGCAAAAGAACCAACCCCATATGTTCGTCAGAAGCCCAAGCGTAGACGCAAGCCGATGACAGAAGAGCAAAAGAAAGCTGCAGGCGAGCGTTTGGCAAAAGCACGTGCCGCAAAGCAGGCAGCGAATCCCACTCAACCCAAGAACGTATGTAAGGAAGTGCTCGAGTTAGAAGACGATCACTACCTTTCATACAACAAGGTCAAAGAGTGGATCAAATCTAATACAGAAGAACTCAAGAGCGAGCGAGCCAACATGCGTGCTGGTGTAAAAGGCGCGATTGCTAGAGTGAAATCTATCGAAGGTTATGTCCGCAATATGAACCGATATCTCCGAGACGGAGATTGGGTTGATAATTATTACGGTGAGAATATGGATAAGAGAATACAATGGGCGAGTCGGGTGATGGCATATCACCCAGATGGTGAACCCAAACGATCTCATGGCGTATTTTACCCAGACCTCGGATACACTTGGGGTTATGAACCAGAGGAGGATGAATAATGATTGTTATTGATTATAACCAAACATTCATCTCTAACTATATGGCAGAAACACGTGGTCGCCCAGATGTCGAGATGAACCTCGACCTGTTGCGTCATATGATTCTGAACCAGATCCGCAACTATCGAAAGCGGTTTGGTAATGAATATGGCGAGGTAGTTATCGCCTGTGACAATCGACACTATTGGCGTCGAGATGTTTATCCGTTCTATAAGGCATCACGAAAGAAGTCTCGAGACTCTAGCGGTCACGATTGGTCTTCTATCTTTGATGCGTTACATCAGATCCGCAGTGAGTTGGACGAGTTTCTTCCATACCCTGTCCTTGATATTGATGGTGCAGAGGCAGATGATGTCATCGGTGCACTGGCTGAGTACAGTCAAGAGAATGATATGACTGATCATCCTATGTTTGCCGAGGCAGAGCCATTCCTGATTCTTTCAGGCGACCATGACTTCCAGCAACTGCAAAAGTTCTCGAATGTTCAGCAGTTCTCGCCTATCAAGAAGAAGTGGGTGAAGTTGGATGGTACACCAGAAGAAGTGTTGATGGAGCATATTATCTCTGGCGACAAGGGCGATGGTGTTCCCAACATCCTGAGTGACGATGACACATTCGTTACAGAGGGAAAGCGACAGAAGCCGATCCGCAAGGCATTACTTGCTGAGTGGAAGAAGCAGAAGCCAGAGGAGTTTGTATCTGGTGAGATGGCTTCGGGATATGTCCGCAACCGACAGTTGGTTGACCTCTCGATGACACCGCAAGAAATTAAAGACGAGATTGTGGGCGAATATCAGAGACAAAAGGGTAAGAGCCGAGCGAACTTGTTGAATTACTTTATCAAGTATCGTCTGAGAAATATGATGGAAGTCGCTGAAGACTTCTAGTATATATACTGATTTATGGAGAAATTATGAGAAAATTTAGACAAGTAAATGAGGGGTTTGATTATGTATTCGAAGCCCCGACTGTAGATGGTCAAGTCGGTCGACTCAAAGAATGGGCTGCAACGAACCAAACAATCGTTCCCCTCGTACGAGCAGGTGTTGGCGCAGAGAAGATCGAGTGGGGTCTTCCTGAAGGAATGCCTGAGAACGTAAAGCTGGATAGAGACATCCCAGACGGAATGGGCGATACAACGATCCAGATGGAATGGCGTCGAATCAATACGTTTTTGGATCCAAATAGTAATCTCAGAAATCTTGTGACGTGGAAGCAAGAGATGAATTGGGTTCAAATCCTAGAGGGTCTGCATTATAATGAAGCAGATCTGTTAACAAGTGTCAAGGACGGCAAATTGCTGGAATTATACCCGAAACTCGAGAAGCTGATGAAGCCACTCGGTATCGAGGAGTACAATAAGCCAGTTAAGAAGAAAGCAACAAAGAAGAAGAAATCCTAGACAGGTTTGTACGGGTCAAAATACCTTCCCCACTGCCATCCGACTGGTAAGTCATCGGTGGTGGGGATGAGGTGCATGCTTCCATCTGGTTCTACACACCACTTTCGCCTCGGTCTTTCATACGCTTTTTGACGGATCTTGGCGACTGTTTCTGGGGAATGCTTGCGACCATACATGGGGTTGAACTCTCCAACCCGAGTACCTGTCATTGTTTCTTTAATTTTACGCTTATGGTCGTCGGACAGACCAGCCTTATGGGGGTGGTTATCCCCTATTTTGGCTCTTCGTATTCTCTCTCGACCTTCTGGTGTGTGCCAGCCAGTCCTATCTCGACACCTATCAACTATAGGCAACTCTGTCTTGTTTTGGGTGAGCACATATTCTCTCGCAGCCTCGACTGTGGAGAGTTTAATTAGCAGTTCTCGGGGTTTGGGGACGTCTTGGAGGGTGTTTTCATCAACGATCCAGAACTCATCCCGCGCTCGAAACGCAAAAAATCGGGATGCTC